ACTATTCCTCGATCCGGGCGGGGCTGGTCGAGTTCCGGCGCCAGATCGACGCCGTGCAGTGGCAGTTGTTCATTCCGATGTTCTGCGCGCCGGTCTGGCGGTGGTTCACGGAAGCGGCGTGGGCGGCGGGGCAGATCCCGTCGCCCATCGTGCCGGTCGAATGGTCGCCGCCGAAGTTCGAGGCGGTCGATCCGCAGAAGGACGCGATGGCGAACCTCCTGTCGATCCGCTCCGGCACCATGACTCTGGCCGAGGTGATCGCGAAACAGGGCCGCAACCCGGATGCGGTGCTGGCAGAGATCGCCGCGACCAACGCCAAGCTCGACGCGCTGGGGCTGGTGCTCGACAGCGACCCGCGCCGCGTCACCAAGACCGGCAGCGCGCAGTCTGCAGGCAATATCGGAGACGCAGACAGTGACGCCCAGCCGATCAATTCCGAATGAACTTCAAACTCAAAGCGCGGCGCGAAGTTCAAGCCTTTGGTTCGACGGAAGCAGGTCAGCTACCGCCAGCATGAGGTCAAGAAGCCGCCGATCCTCATCGGCCTGTGAGATCGTTTTCCGGTGTTCAGGACGGAGAACCATCAAGCGGACTTTCTGCGACTCGCCGCCTCGAGGGCGCTTACCAAATTCAGCCAGCCAATCCGTGAGCTGTTCGAACAGCTCCTCATATGCAGGGGTCCCGAAGCGCAGTTCTTCGAACCACTTGGAGAGAGCGTGCTCAGTGTTCCGGCCATCAAGCGACTTGTAATCGCGAAGATAGTCTTCTGGAGTCAGGCCTTCATAGCCGACAAACTTCGAAAAACCGAAGAGTGGTTTGTCTCCATCGTCCAGGACATAGAAAGCATGAGCCTGTCCCAGCCGATCCGCGAGTTCCGAATGCTGGTGCAGGTTTTCGTTCAATGTCCGGATCGCGTCGAGCGCACTGTCGAGTCGTGTGACAAGGTTTGGCATCGGTGTCTCCCATCTAAACCATCTACCTACGATCTAGATGATTAAGGCGCTCATGTCAATCTAGATCATCTAGATCGCAGGTAGATAATCGTTGGGATTGACGAGGCCGGATGTCCGGCGACGAACTGAGGATGCATCCATGGACACGATGATCGAACTGCCGGCCATGCGCCGGTCGGCGGAGCTTGCGCCGAACACGGCCGATGCCGACAGCCGCACCGTCGAGGTGGTCTGGTCGGCCGGGGCCCGCGTTCGCCGCGCCACCTTCTTCGGCGAGCCCTATGACGAGGAACTGAGCCTCGACCCGGCCCATGTCCGGCTCGACCGGCTGAACGCGGGCGCGCCTTTCCTGAAGGTGCACGAACTCGACACGCTCGATGCGGTGATCGGCTCGGTCGTGCCGGGCTCGGCCCGGATCGAGAACGGCCGCGGCATCGCGCTGGTGCGCATCTCCGAACGCGCCGACGTCGAGCCGATCTGGCGCGACATCCAGGCCGGGCACATCCGGGCGGTCTCGATCGGCTATCAGGTCCACCGCTTCGAGGTCTCGAAGCCCGAGGCCGCCCGCGAGCTCTGGCGCGCCGTCGACTGGACACCGTTCGAGATCTCCGCCGTCGCCGTCGGCGCCGATCCCGCTGCGGGCTTCCGCGCCCAGCATCCCCTTCACGACTGCGTCCTCCACCGCCGGGACGCCCCTTCAAGCACGAAAGGACCGATCCCGATGACCGACAAGACCCAGACCCCGGCGCGCGACGCCGCAGCCCCCGCCACCACCCAGCCGACCGCGCCGGTCGAGACCGAGGACACCCCCATGACCGAGCCGAAAGCGGCTGCGCCCGACCCGAAGGTCGCCGCAGTGGAAACCCGCACCCAGCCGAAGCTTCAGAATACCGATGCCCCCGCGGCGCCCGACACCGAGGCAGTCGCCACCCGCGCCCGCGAGGCGGAGCGCGACCGGGTCTCCACCATCTACGATCTCGCGGGCCGCCTGAATCTCGAGCGCGGCTTCGCCGAGGATCTGGTCAAGCGCGGCGTCAGCGTGGACGAGTCCCGCCGCCTGATCCTTGATCAGGTCGCGGCCAAGTCGGACGAGACCCGTACCTTCCCGCATGTCTCCGTCCCGCTGGGCGGCCGGGACGAACACATCACCCGTCGCGACGCGGTGGCGAATGCGCTGCTGCACCGCTACAGCCCGACGCTGTTCCAGCTGGAGGATGCCGCGCGGCAGTATCGCGGCATGACCCTTCTGGAACTGGCCCGCGAGAGCCTCGGCAACGCCGGGGTCAACACGCGAGGCCTGTCGCGCGACGAGGTGGCGACGCGGGCGCTGCATTCGACTTCGGACTTCCCCGAGATCCTGTCGGCGGTCACAAACAAGACCCTCCGGCAGGCCTATGAGGCCTATCCCCGCACCTTCATGCTGTTCTGCCGCCAGGTGCTGGCCACCGACTTCAAGGCGATGCACCGTGTCCAGCTCGGCGAAGCGCCGCAGCTGCTCGAGGTCGGCGAGAGCGGCGAGTTCAAGCGCGGCACGCTCGGGGAGAGCAAGGAGAGCTACAAGGTCAAGACCTATGGCCGGGTGGTCGCGATCACCCGCCAGACGCTGATCAACGACGATCTCGACGCCTTCACCCGGATCCCGGCGATGTACGGCAACTCCATCGCCCAGCTGGAGTCGGACGTGGTCTGGGGAATCATCACCGCCAACCCGGCTATGGCCGACGGCAACGCCCTGTTCCACACCACGCACAAGAACCTCGCGGGCACCGGCACGGCGCTGGCGGTCGATGCGGTGGGCGCGGCGCGGGCGGCGATGGCCAAGCAGACGGGTCTCGACAAGAAGACGGTGCTGAACGTCCGACCCGCGTTCCTGATCGTGCCGGCCTCGCTGGAACTGAAGGCCGAGCAGCTGGTCGCGCAGAACCTGGTGCCCGCCGCGACGTCCAGCGTGGTGCCGCAGTCGATCCGCACGCTGGCGCCGATCAGCGAGCCCCGGCTCGACGCCGCCAGCGAGACCGCCTGGTATCTGGCGGCCAGCCCGAACCAGATCGACACCATCGAGTACGCCTATCTCGAGGGTCAGCAGGGCGCCTACATCGAGACGCGCAACGGCTTCGACGTCGACGGCGTCGAGATCAAGTGCCGCCTCGACTTCGGCGCGAAGGCCATCGACTGGCGCGGCCTCTACAAGAACCCGGGCGCGTAACGCATCCATCCTGAACCCTGACATCCGGGCGGTCCTCACGGGCCGCCCTTCGTCTTTCCACGAGGATCCTCCCCATGAAAACCTACGTCCAGCCCGGCAACACCATCACCCTGACCGCGCCCTATGCCGTCGCCTCCGGCGATGGCCTGCTCGTCGGCTCGATCTTCGGCATCGCTGCTGGCGCCGCCGCCCTCGGCGAGCCTGTCGAGACCGCGCTCGTCGGCGTCTTCGACATCACCAAAGTCGGCTCGCAGGCCTGGACGGTCGGCGCGAAGGTCTACTGGGACGACACCAACAAGCGCTGCACCACGGTCGCCACCGACAACACCCTCATCGGCGTGGCCGTCGAGGCGGTGGCGAGCGGCGCGGGCGACATCATCGGCCGGGTGCGCCTGAACGCGACGTTCTGATGAGCGCCTTCGCCGCCGCCGTGGGCGCGCTCTTCGCCGATCCGAACATCGGCCGGGATGCGATCTACATCGCCGACGGCGGCGCGCCCATGCTGGTGCGGGTCGTCGCCCGACGCGCCGACGCCATCACCGACTTCGGCGATGCGCGGCTCTGGTCCGAGACCACCCGGATCGACCTGCGCGTGGCCGAGGTGACGAACCCGCGCCCGGGCGACCGCATGGAGATCGACGGCGAGGCCTTCCTCATTCAGGGAGAGCCCGTGCGTGACCGCGAGCGGCTGGTCTGGACCGTCGATCTGAGGCCCGCGTGAAACTGAAGCTCGACATCGATCCCGACATCGTCGCGATGATGGCGGCCGAGGTCGCGGCGGGCGAACGCGCAGTGACCGCCGCCATGCGCGAAGCCGGGACCGGGCTGAAGTCGGCGTGGCGGCTGCAGATCACCGGCGCCGGGCTCGGTACACGGCTGGCCAATTCGATCCGGAGCCAGAACTTCCCGAGGTCCGGCGAGAGCCTGGACGCCGCTGCTCTGGTCTGGTCCAAGGCCCCAGTGATCGTCGGTGCCCATGACACCGGGCCGCTGATCCGCTCGAAGAACGGGTTCTGGCTGGCGATCCCGCTACCCGCCGCAGGCAAGTCCCTGCGTGGCGGCCGGGTGACGCCCGGAGAGTGGGAACGGCGACGCGGGTTGCGGCTACGGTTCGTCTATCGCCGCACGGGCCCGAGCCTGCTGGTGGCGGAGGGGCGGCTGAACACGAGGGGTCAGGCAGTGGTGTCGCGCTCGAAGACCGGGCGCGGCAAGGTCACCGCGCCGATCTTCCTGCTGGTGCCGCAGGTCAAGCTGCCGAAGCGGCTGGACCTGGCGCGGGATGCAGACCGGGCGCTAGACAGTGTGCCGGGGTTGATCGTGGCGAATTGGGTGGAGGGACAAGTGACTTGAGACGTCTTTTGCCAGTAAGGAGCGGTTTCCGACGACGACGCCCTCTTCAAGCCAGCAGTAGCAAGTCTGCTTCAAAATCAGCAAATTCACGCCACTCGAGAAGCCTAACCACTTCGAAAGCTAAATTTCGTTGCAGGTAGTCTCCCAACGCAGGATCCGCTGCCTTAAGCGCCTCGAAGCATTGCCTGACAGCGGGTCTGAGCTGTCCTTCCTCCCAATGCATTGACTGGTTTCGTCCCTGCCAGATCACGGATTTGAGCTCAACGCCATGAACGATCCTGCCGCTTGGACAATTTTGAATTCCGCCGTGTACGAGCGAAATGCCCTGCTTGGCGAACTGTAGAACGGACCCGGCCAACGACGTGCAAGCGAACGCCCGTACGTCACGTTGCTGCTCAAGGTCAGGAAGAGATGCTTCCGCGTGGTATCTTTCTTTGTCCGGCCCGAAATAGGTGTCCCAGTGGATGCCTACACCGAGCATGTAGTCATCAGGATCCTCAAACTGTTGAAATGCCTCTGCGCGGCGGTAGCCCTCCACGGTGGCGGCCGTCAGCGAGGCTATTTTCCCCTTGAGAGCTTCAACGGCGTCCCACTCGGACCAAACCGAGGGAAAGACGGTTTCGCACGCATGCCGGATCTCCGACAAATAGGACGCCATGTCCATTCGAGGCACCTCTTTATTTCTTCACATCAATAGATGTGGGATCTCGGCCCAGTGCTCACACGCCGAAACATATGCGTGAGCGCCGTCGGAAGTTACTATGGCTGAGGCGAAAATGACTACCCCACGCGAAACCATCCTCGCCGCGCTGCACGCGCGGCTCTCGGCGCTGCCCGCCACGGCTCTCCGCGGCGACGTGCTGCCCGAGCGCGTCCCGGCCGAGGGGCTCCTGATCCTGCGCGACGGCGAGCCGGGGGACCCCGAGGTGACGCTCTCGCCGCTCGCCTATCACTACGAGCACCGCGCCGAGATCGAGGCTGTCGTTCAGGGCGCCGACCGTGACGCCGCCTTCGACACGCTGACCGCCAGCATCGGCGCGGCCATCGCCACCGACCGCACGCTTGGCGGCCTCTGCGACTGGGTCGAGGCGGAAGCGCCACGGCCCGTGGACCTGCCTGTCGAGGGCGCGGCCAGCCTC